CTCGCTGGACAGCAGGCCAGGCAACATGAACGGACGCGGCGCCAAGGACACCGTCCCGGCCTCAAGCAATCGGGCCTTGAACAAAGGGCTGTTGACGTGGACCGCGACCTGATCGTCGTCGATGACCGGGCCGTCGACGCGGATGGATTCGGCCAACTCTCCGGACTGCGACGCCGGCGGCTGGCCGGGCTCGCTCGATCGGTTCGGCACGCCGGGGTACTGCGGGCCGTCCTTGGGCTCTTCGATCAGCGAGACGATGTTGTCGCGGGTCTTCTCGCCCGCGCGGGTCAGGCGCTGTGCAAAACGGCCCTTGACCGACGCCATGAACTCGGGGTTGCGGCGAAAAGTCATAACAGCACCTCCACCAGCAGCAGCCCGGCGTTCTGCCTGAGCACGCGGTTGATCGGGCGGGTGATATGGCTCCCGCTCGCGTCGCCCACCGACTCGGGGAACGTCACGGTCGGCACGTCGCCGTCGGCTTCCTGCAGGGCCTCGTCGGCGGTCAGGCCCTCGGTCGCGCTGGTCTTGATGCCGATGTGGTAAGAGCGGACGCGGGCCCCGCCGTCGGGCTGGACGGCCGGCTGCTGACGGTAGATCAGCAGCGACACATCGCGGGCGGACCCGCCGGGCGGGGTCACCTGCCCGGACTCGGCGAAGTCGGCGAAGAAAACGTCCTGGTCGGCGGCGAGGTCAAGCGTCATCGCGCACCTCCAGCGGCTTGCGGACGAACCATGTGTAGAAGGCGTCGAGTTCGACGGGCAGGCCGACCGACTCGGACCACTGATCGACCGCCGCGGCGACGCCGTTGCCGAAACCCGGCACCTTGTAGTCGTGCCCGCCCAACCATCCGCCGGGCTTGACGCGCGGCCACCACGCCTCGATGTCGGCGGCGACCTGGCCGAACCAGTGACCGCCGTCGAGGAAGACGAGGTCGAGGTCGTTGTTAAAAACCTTCGCGGCCTCGGTAGAGTCGGACTGGACCGGGCGGCCCCGGCCGGGGTAGGTGTCAGCGACCGCGATGGCGGTGGCCCGATTGTCGTCGTGCTGGGCCTGGGTGAGCGACCCGCAGGGCTCGCCGTGGGTGTCGGCGAAGTCCCGGCCCGGGCTGCCGGCGGGCATCTCACGCCACGGGTCAACCATCCAGAGGCTGAGGTCGGTACGCGACCGCAACAACTCGTTGCTGAGCTTGCCGCGCAGGACACCGACTTCAACCGCGTGCGGGTTGGCGACGCCGGCCAGGCGCTTGAGGATCGGCGGGGCGTGGCGCGTGCTGGTGTTGCCGAGATCGAGCGTCAGCATGTCGCGGCCTCCTGTTTCATGGCCGCGTGGATCGCCTGAGCCATCCACAGATCCCGCTCGGTATCGACGTCCAGGTCATACGGCTGCTCGATCTCGAACAGCAGCGGACGCTTGCCGTAGAAATAGCCGTTTTCAAGCATCTGCCGATGCGGCTGGATGAAGATCGCGCCGTTTTGGAAGTAGTACGGGTCGAGCTCGGACGCGAATTGATGGCGATCGCCCCAAGGGTTGAAGTTGACGTGACGCAGCCACTTGCCGCCATCGACCGGGTTGACGAGTTTCTGCCACGCGTGCCGCTGCACTTTCGTCACGCTGCACAGCGAGTCGTGACCGCCATCGGCTTCAAACGCATCCACCGCCGCGTCGTAAACTTCCGGGGGGCACAGCGGGTTCGTACAGTGTGCCCATACGACGACGTCGGTCTCGACACGCGCCACGATATTCCGCCACCGCTCACGCAGCGGCATCTTGTCCTCGTCGCAGTGCAGGTCGTCCTGCATGCGGATCGACGCGCCGTGGCGCTCCGCCTCGTTCGCGACCATCTCGCAATTTGTCGCAACAACGACATCATCAATCCCAGCACAGGAGCTCAACTGGGACACCTTATGACTCACGAGCGTTGAATCGCCGAACGGCTGCAGGTTCTTACCTGGCAGACGCCGCGAATTGCCCTTGGCTGGAATGATGGCTGTTACGTGCATGACACTTCGGCCGGTAGGTGTTCCTTGATCGTCAGACCCTGCTCGATCGCCCAGGCGACCATGTCTTTCCATTCCCTGAGCACGCGAGGGCGCTGCTCTTTCCGCTTCTCGATCCGGCGACCGCTGACATCCGTGCAGTTGTCCGGGTTCTCGCCGTCGTAGTAGTGGCCGTGGACGTCAACGTGCTTTGCGCCCTGCCACACAGCCAGAGCCAGGGCCGCGGTGATCGACCAGTTGTTCCAACAACTCGACAGGCCACGGCCGGCCAGGGCCTTGCTGCATTCGGACCACAAAACCATCCGGTGACGTTCGAGTCGCTTGGGCGTGTCCCTGAATCGGCGGAACTGACCGTCGGCATCGGTCATCGTGAACAGCACCGGAAAACCGATCGGCTCATGCTCCGCGAAGGTCTGCGCGTCGCCGCAACTCCACCAGTCGCAATGGAAACTCCCCGCCGCACGATTGACCCCGATGCGCAGGTCGTGCCCGGCATCGGGGTCAAACGTCTGGACCAGCGAAGGCCCCGCGCTGAGGATGGCGACTTTCACGCGACCTCCGATCAGCTATCGCCGCCGGACGGGGCGAACGTGACCCACGCCGACGTGTCCGACGTGGTCGCGGCTCCAACGGCCGAGCCGACGAAGTCGTTGCCCGTAGCGGTCGGGGTCAGCTTTTCGGTCGACGCGTCCTTGTACAGCAGCGCGCCGTTCGACCAGCTCTCGCCGGTGCCGGTGTTCTTGGGGATGTACGCCTGGTGGCCGGTCTCGACCGCGCCTTCCTCGGTCGCGGCGACGTCGTCGATGGCCTCGCCAACCCAGCCGGTCGTGCCGGAGCGGATGGTGATCAGGTCGCCGGCGGTCCAGCCGCCGGTCGGGGCGGTCTGCGTCACCTTGCGGCCCGACGGGCCTTTGCGGGGGTTCAAGCTCATGGTTCTGCCTTTCGGTCAGGGGTGATTAGGAGTTGTCGCCGGCCTTGCCGGTGGACTTGGTCTTGGTGGTGGCCTTGGCCGGCTTGGTGTCCGGTGCGGGCGGGTCGACCTTGCCGGTGGTGATCAAGCCGCGATACATGCGGGCTTGAACGTGGCCGACTGTGATCCGCGGACAGCCCTCGACGGGCGTGAATTGGCCCTCGCCGACGCCTTCGCCGATCTCGCCCTGGCCTACGGTGTCGCCGGCCTTGAATTGGTAGCCGTCGATCGAGATGTCTTTTGTTGCCCTGTAGGTCTTCATGTTGTTCCCTTGGTTTCAAGAACCCGCCGCGCCGGGCTGGAGGAATCCCGACGCGGCGGCAGGAGGAGAAAGCCTGGATTAGCTGCCGCTGGAACGGACGATGCCGCGGTAGTCGATGGCCTTCGCCGCGACGTCGTGCATGATCGAGACCTTGCGGACCTTGGAATCAAACTCGTCTTCTTCTTCGATAACGGGCGTTTCCGCGCCTTCGAGGAAGCCGACCTCGACCGTGTCGATCTCGTTGTTGTCGGCGAAGAGGTACCACTGCGTGGTCGAGTCGCTGTCGAGCCGCGCCGACGGCACGACCTCGACGGCGTTGGCGAACGGGTTGGGCGTCGCGTTGTTCTTGGCCGGGTCCACCGTCGAGCTGATGAGCTGGCGGGCCACCGTCTCGATCGCAGACGGCACCAGCAGCACGCTAGGCGTCAGCTCGAGCGGGTCATCGCTGCCGAGAGCGGTCTGGGTCATCAGCTTGTTCTTGGCCGTGCCGAGGGATGTTACGGTCAGAGCGCCGGTGGACAGGTTTCCGTGGGCCGTGCTGAAGAGCGCTTCGCCGTCGGCGAGGTCGGCGTTCGCGGTCAGGATCGCGATGGCGACCTGCTCGACGTTGCGGGCGGCGGCGCGGCCCATCATGCGGGGCACGCGGTCGAAGGCCGACAGGTCGTCGTTGATCAGCATCTGCCGGGTGAACTTCAGCCCCTTGGCGTAGGTCTTCAGTGCGTAAACCTCGCGGCCCTCGGTCAGCGTGCCGTATTCGATCTCGTCGCCCTCGGGCACGACCGCCAGGTCCGACGCCTCGGAGAGCTGGATTTTCTTGATTTCCTTGAAGTCCGGTGCGGTTCCGCGTCGGGCCCACCGCTCCCACGTATGAGGCGCGAGCTTGTATTCCTGACGCAGCACCTTGCCCATCGAGTCGGCCAGGATGTACGGAAAGTCGCCTGTCGAGTGCGCGAGGTAGACGCCGGGCATCGCCGCGGCGATCTCGCCGCGAGACATCATGAACGTGGCGAGCTGCACCTTGTTCATGGTCTCGACCTTGCGACAGCCGAGCGCGAGGAAGTACTTGCGGGCCATCTCGGTCAGCGACAGGCCGCGGAACTCGCGCGAACGCTCGTGAGCGGTCTTGGATTCCGGCGCGCCAGTGGCCGACAGCATCACGCCGCCTTCATCGTCGTGTTTGTAGAGGTTGCGACGGCCCGAACGCAGCATGATTGCGTCCTGAACGGCTTCGAACAGGGTGTCCCGGTTATTGTCCCGGATAACGGTGGTCTTCGTGGTCTGCATGTCGTCCGGGCTCCGCTTGAGACCGGCGAGCGCCACGCGGCGGACCTCGTCGATCGGGGTGTTCTTGTCGATGTGGCTGTCAACCCACTTGCGGTCGTAGCCGCACTTGAGCGCGACGGCGTTGATTTCCTTGACGCGGCTGCGTTCCTTGGCGAGCGCGACGCCGACCGCCTGGTCGAAGTCCTTTGCGGACATCGCCGCCGGCTTCTTCTCTTCGTCTTCCGACGCCGAGACGGGCTTTTCCTCGTCCTCGGTGGCCGCGACCGGCTTCTCTTCTTCGTTCAGCTCGGTCGGGGGCTCGACCGGCTCGGACGGGGCGCCGGCGATCGCGTTGAACGCCGCCTTCTGCTCGTCGGTCAGGCCGTCGATGAAGGCCGGGATCGATTCGGCGGGCGCGTCTTCGGGAAGGCCGACGCCGCGCAGGAACGAGAGTTGTTCTTCGGTGAACATCGTGGGGAGTCCTTTCAGTTTCACGGCCGACAACATGCCGGCGGGGTTCGCCGCTGGATCGTCTGTCCAGTCAATGGCGTCAAGCTGGGACAGACGCAGGACCATCCCGGTCTGTGTGTTCTGTGCGGGTTCGATGCTCGCGGTCTCGCTCACGATCGAAACGCCGATGTCCTCGGGCTCTTCCTCGACCAGGCCGCAGAGCATCGTCTTGTGGTTGTCGGTGGCGTAGCTGCCGAAGTGGAAGTCGGCGTAGACCTTGCCGTTTTCGACGGTGGCGTTCACGAAGTACCCGACGCGGCGGTCGATGCCGTCCACGCCCTCGACTTCGGGGTGTGTCACGCGCGAGCGGACCCGGGCGACGCCGTTAATCGCGTCCGCGACCTGCTGCAAAGTCACCGCGTCCACGTCGAAGCTGCCGTGACCGCCGCCGCTGGGCTTGGTCACGCCCGCGGTGATGACCGGCACGCGGCGGATGCAGCCGACCTCGCGGTCAACCGACACGCCGCGAAGCATCACCGATCGAAGGACAACCATCGCCTTAGTCGGCATTGGCCACCTCCTCGATCGCGGGGTCTTGCCGCTTGTCCGGTTCGGTGTTGTCGATCACGCGTTGCGTGCCGTCGAGCTTGGCCTGCACGTCGAGCTTCTCGACCGATCGGCCCAGCTTGTTCGCTTCGATCGTGCGGTTGGTCAGCCCCAGGCGCATCATGCGTTCGACGCCCTTGCCCTGCGCCTCGGGGTCAACCCACTCCCAGCCTTGGCCCATCCACTCGACCTCTTCCGGGTCGTCGGCGATGAAATAGCTGCCCGATTGCTCGGGGTTGGCCATCGCCCACGTAAAGAGCCAGTCTTCCATGACCGGGCGGCACAACTGCGAGATGATCTGCTGCTGAAGCGGCTCGAACTCGCGGCGGTCCTCGATCGACGCCTGCCGCTTGGATGAGAAGTTGCCGCCGTCGAAGCTGCGGGTGATCTGGTCCGGGCTCAGGCCCACGCCCGCGGCGATCCGCATGACCTGGACCTTGACGAACGGATCGTAGGTGTTGCCGGGCCGCGAGGGGATGAACGGCTTCACGTCCTCGTCTTCGTTGACGTAGGCCACGCTCAGGCCGTCAAGGCTCAGCGGGTCGTCGCCGTCGTCGCCTCCCTTGATGATCATGCCGATCGACGCCTCGGCCCGAGCGACGCGAAGCTGACTCGCGTCGTACTCGGCCAAGTCGCGCAGGTTTCGCAGGATCGGGGCCATCCACGTCAACGCGTGGGTCTGGCGGCACCGGTCCGGGTTGAAGATGTGGCAGACCATCGACGCGGGGATGCGCATCGAGTCGAGCGTCAGCGGAGCCGGTCGGGCCAGGCCGCGGATGTCGTTGGGGTGCCGGCGGTAGAAGTGGAACGCGACGGCCTTGCCGTACTCGTCCACCTCGATACCGTTGCGGATTTCGTTGTCGGTGTTGCGGTCCAGGTACTTGTACTGGTCCAGCTGCTCGAACTCGAAAAGTTGGAGTTTCAGTTGACCGTTGATGACCCACCGCACGATAAAGCACTGTCCGACGGCGACCTGCTCGTCGCTGCACCATTGCTGCATCTGGTGGAAGGTCCTCCGGCCCTCGACGTCGCACTGCGCCGGGTCGTTCGCCCACGCGTTCCACGCCTGCCGCCAGGGTTTGCCGTCGATGCTGGGCGTGATGCCGGTTCCGACGATGTTGCGACGGAAAGCCCGCTGAATCGACTTGGCCCAAGGGTCATCCCGCAGCAGTTGCCGCGCCCGGGCGTTGGTCCGGGCCATGTCGGCCACGATCGCGGAATCCGCGGATGTCGCAGGAGCGATCCAGTCGGCGGTGAGGCGGTTCTGCTCGGCGGCGCGGTGAATCGCCAGCGACTTGCGCCGGGACTTGAGCCCGTCACGCTTGAGGCGAAGCGATTCCTTGCGGGTTTTCACCTCTTCGAGCTCAAGCCGGGCCCGTTCCTTCCGTAGACGGGCTTCGGCGTTTTCCGCGAGTTGTGCTTCCGTGCGTCGCGCCATTATTCGTCATCCCCGGCGGTGATCCGGGTAAACCCGAGCTTGCCGAACCGCGTGCCGCGGTCGAGCCGTTCGATCTTGCTCACAAGCTTTTCTTCGCGGGCCCAAAGCTCGTCGATCGACAACCGCGTCAGCGATTGAATCTCGGTCGAGTACGACTGCACGTTCTGGTCAAGCGTCGCGTCGATGGCCGCGCGGACCTTGACCAATTCGGCCTCGTACCTCGTTTTCAGAGCCGCCTTGCTCATACGGCCAAGCATCGGGGCTTACGCGCGCGGGCGATAGGGGCCGCGGTCTAAGGTTTAGACGCTAAGTTCAGTTTTTTTGAGCCCACGGACCGGTCACGCGACGCGGGCGCGTCACGCGCACCGTTTCGCGGACGTGCGGGCACTTGGTGATATGGCCGCACTCGCGGCACTGGCGGTATCGCAGCTGCATCTTGCGCGCCATCGGCTCGCCGTCGTCGCTGACGAACGTGTCGTCCGGCATCGGCTTGGTCTTGACCGTGATCGTGTCAAAGCCGCCGCACTTCTCGCACTGCGGTTGATGGGTCACGCGGGGGTGTTGGCCGTTGTTCGTCATGACGCCCAACTCCCCGTCACACGACGCTTGCGGCCCTTGCGTTTGGGTTTCTTCACGACCCCGCCGCCCAGGACCACGCCCTGCACCGACGCGGCGATGCAACAACCGCTCACGCAGTCGAGCAGGTCGTTGTCTCGTCCGGGGATTTGTTTCCACTCATCCACCTTGCGGCCCCGGCCCTCCACCGGCACCGGGTACTCGCTCGCCGCGACGTGGTCGGCGAACATGCGGTGCGTCTGGTCGTCGCCGTCGAACAAGATCGCCGCGCCCGCAGCCCCGGGCTCGACCCGGAACCGCGACCACACGAACGACTTCCAGAAGTTCGGGTCGTGAACGATGTGACGCATACTGCTGTTCGTGCTTTGCGTCCGACGCCAGTGAAGCCCCAGCGTCTCGCCCTCGCGCCGCTGATACTCTTCAAACGGCTTGGAACTCGCCCCGATCGCCATGCCCTTGGCCGGCATCACACGCGAGCGGAACGGCGACCGCCGACAGAACTCGTAGATGACGGGCGTCAGATAGCCCTCGTCGACAAGCATGAGGTCAATCGGCATCGGTGTGCCGCGTTCGTGCTGCCATGAGCGATCAAGCAGGTCCGCCGATAACTCGTCCAGCCCGCGGCGGATCTGCGCCTCATGCCCGATGCCCGGGTACGCCTTGGCCAGCGTCCGCCGGATGTCCGACTTGGTGTAGTACCCGCGTTTCTGATTCGGCCAGGCCCCGTAATCGACCACCGCGGCCGTGAAGTCGTCGGCGAACGCCATCACCGTGTACCAAAGCATGTTGCCCTGGACATCGACGAACGCGGTCAGGGTCGATGCCCACGCCGGCACGACCGAACGCTCGGGCCCGACCGAACGCTTTAGCACGTCCGACGTCGTAACCACCTCGATCGACGTGTTGATCCGGCCCGCCGGCTGGTTCTGGCACTCGGCGGCGAACACGTCCGGCCCGTCTTCGATCAGCATGTTGTACGCGTGCTGGATCGCCGACAGCTCGTTCTCATCGTCGTAGCAGTGTTCCCAGGACACCTCGCACCCTGCGTCCATCTCGGCCCGATGCTCGTCGTAGTAATGCGTCGCGTCGCGCCGGGCCCGCTTCTTGTCGTCCGGGTCCGAACGGTCCCAAGCGTTCAATATCCGCGAATACTCGCCCAGCCACATATCTTCGTGCTTGTCCGACCACGACCTCACCATCGGCACGCGCTCGCCGTCCCACTGCGGGTTGCGGTTGCGGTCGAGCAGTTGGTCGACCAGGTCGTCGGGCTCGATCACCGTCGCCGCGATGTACACCGCCATCTCGCCGGTGTGACCAACCGATTTCAGAATCGTGCGGCGAAGTTTGCTCAGGCGTTTAGCCACCTGAGCGGGCGACGCGGCCGAATCGTCGGTCTGCGGGTCGTCGATGAACACGAAGCGAGGACGGACCTGCTGGCCATCCGGCATCTTGTGCTTCATGCCGCGGTTGAACGACATCAGCGACGTCGGCCGGATGCACACACCCGACGAGTCCGCGCCATCGACCGTGGGGAACACAACCTGTTTCTCGCTGAACTCGAGCTTGGTCCGCTTACCATCGAGCGTCTGGCTGTTCGCCCGCTGCGTCTTACCTTCCAGGCAGCGGATCGGCCAGCAGACCTCGGGGAAGTCCTCCAGCAGCAGGTCGTTGGATTCGAGTTCGGACTTGATCGAGTCAAGGTTTTCGTCCGCCGCGTCCTTGTCGGCGCCGACCAGCGGCAGCAGGTGGGCGTGGCCGTACAACGCCGCCCACAAAACCGCGTTCTCGCCAATGGTCGTCTTGGCGAAACCGCGATAAACCGCCTCGATCATGCGACCGCCGAACAAGATGCAGCGCTGGAGGCGGGCGATCATACGTTTGTGGTCCTCCGAGAAGGGCTTGAGCCCGGTCGATTGCGGAAAGTACGTTGTCAGGAACGCGAGCAGGTCGGTTCGGCATGTTTCCTTGCGTTCACGATCAACTACGTCGGGCAGTGGCCCGATCTCGGCCTTCGCCGCGAACGCCTGGCGCGACTTCTCTGCCATCGCCGCGCGTTTGCGTTCTGCGTAGTCCGCCATGCCTCCACCTGTTCAACAACAATTCAAACCATTTCAAGCGACAGGCCGGGCTTCACATAAGGCCGATCGATAAACAATCCAATCCCCGCGCAGTACGAGACCAATCCATCAATCGCCGCCTGGTCGTCCGCGTGCCGATTGGCGGGTGTCGCCCCCGCGTTGTTCGTCACCGTGCGAAGAATGTGCTTTGCGTCCGTCATCACAGAGACCGGAACATCAAAGTTCGGTGTCGCCTTAAATGACTCGTTTTCAAGGCCAGCCCATTCCCACATATCAACCAACGTCCCGTCCGGCAGATACATGAAATTTCCGGACTGGTACAGGTCCGTCCACGGCGCTTTGTTCATCACGGTTTTCAAGAAGTCGAGGTCGGTTTCGTCGGTGAGGATGATGACGTTGCCGATGTAGTCGATCTTGAAATTGCCGGTGCCGAAGTAAGGAGCGTCGCGGCTGCCCAGCCGGCCGAGGAACGAACTGTCGCCCTTGGGGTTGTAGATGACGTTGTTGATGACGCGGATGTGGATGTGGCCGTTGGCGTAGTTGCTCGCGTTGCCGCTGGCGTCGGGGAAGACCGAAGGGTGCCGGCCCTTGCAGTTCATGAACACGTTTTCGATGCAGTTGAGCGGCCCGCCGGTCCACGAGGTTTGCACGCCGACGGTGTTCATGCCCATCCCATGCGTGCCCGACGGGTGCAGGCCCTCGTTGATCGGGTCGAACATCAGGCATCGCTTGATCGTGCTGTCGGTACTCGTGAACATCTCGGTCAGTTCGTCCGACGCTCGCGTGAACGAGCACTGATCGACCGTGACGCCCGTCGCCTCAAAGATCAGCAGACCATCGGCTCCGACGGCGTAGAGGTCGGGACGGTCGAGCGTCCATGTCTGCCCCGTCGCGGATGACGGGTTCGGGATGACCGTCACGGTGTCAGCCCCGTCATCGACCGCGGTCACGACGAAGGCGTTGTTGTTCGGCCCGCGGCCGACGGTCTGGCCGGTGATCGTGAGGATGTCGCCGACAACGACCGCCGAGAGGTCGGGCGTGTCGCCGGACAGGTCCACGGTGGACGTGCCGTTCGTAGACGCAGCGGTGCCAGAGTCGCGGTTGGCGAACGACGAAACGATGTTCTCGTCGCCGGTGTCCACGCGCAGGTTCGTGATCGTAACGCCGTCCGCCTGCTGGCTGATCGGCCACCCCGTCACGGTCGAGCCGCCGCAATCAACGGTGATATCGTCCTGGGCGACTACGACATACCCGGTCGCCGCCCGCGTTTCCGCCGGATCGACAACGCGATCGGTCGGTCCACCGGTCGTCTCTAACGCCGTGATGACGTTGGTGTAAGTGGTCGGCATGGGCGCGTTCGTGTTACACCGGCCGCTCGACCAGTTTCATGTCGTAAATGATGTTCGCCGAAGAAGCGGACGATCCGACTAATTTGAATTGCTGTCCGCCTTTGGCGAGCAATTCAAAACGTCGATGTGGCTGTGAAGCCGACATGCCAACGGTGACCGCCACGCCGTTGGCATCGTAGAACTGCGCGAAGTTCGTGCCGTCAAGTGAGGTCTGCAACGCGACGGTCTGCGTGCCAGCCGTGCGTTGAAGGTCGATCCCTAGCACACCGCCCGTCGTGCATTCAAGGACGTCGCTGTCTCCGTCTGCGGTAAAAGTGCCGGTTACGCTGCTTTTTTGGATTGCCATGTTTTTCCTTTTTCTTTAGAGAACGCCCAGGCCAAGACCGGGACGGACGTAATCTCGAGATGGGCTTGCAAGGGCAAGCTCTGAGCTTGCGTCATCGTTTCCGGTTTCGTTGTAAGAGTCCCACGCCGTTCTCGCCTCGGAAAGACTGCTGATTTCGCTCCCCAGCAAGTCACCCCATGTTGCGTCCAGCCCGACGTAGTACCGGTTGCTATCAACTACAATGCTTGTTCCGATGTCTCCGTCGCCTGTTGTTCCAACATTGAAAAGCTGGCCGTTAGTAACAACCCAATCAATTCCAGTGATTGACAGGTTGTTGGATGGCGTGGGCGTTGGAATGTCTTGCTGTAGCAACTGCATCGCTGCGCCGCCGGCAGTCATGTAAACGCGAGCGCCTGGTGTCGAGGTTACGGTTGCGCCATTTCCGCCCTTGCTGTAAAAAGCGCTGTTTGTTCCTCCGTAATTGATGCCCCCAAACGTGATGTCTGCGTCGTCACTTTTGTCAATCAATCCATAGGCGGCGAGTCGTGCGTCAAAACGATTCCCTGACCCATAAACCGCATCACGGGCGTTCTGTCCGATCAGGTAGCAGTGCGTGGTCGATCCGGTGCCAATCACGCTGTTGTTGTCGATGTCCGGCGACGCGATCGTGCCGCTCCCCGCGCTGCTGTCCGTACCAACCCGAATCCCGTAACTTCCGCTGGCGTCCTGCACGTCGTTGCCCGTGACCGTGCACGAGGTCACAAAATCATCAACCTCGATCCCGCTCACGCAGTCGACGATTGTGTTGTCGGTGATTGTCACGGTCGCAAGGTTGCCAGACGTGCCTCCCTGGACAAACACGCCCACACCGTTCGGGGCCGAAATGGTAACGCCATCGACAATCACACTGACGGCGTTGGACGCCGCGGTGCCCTGCCGTACAGCGTCGAGGCTGGCGCTCGTCATCGATCCGCCGTGAGCCTCAAAGTTGCCGGTTGTGGATACGGAGAGCAGGCAGTACGCCTGCACGTCGATGTCCACGTCGTTGAGTAGAACGTTGGCTCCGGCGGCCTGGCCGATGCCGTTGACACTCGCGTTGTCCGAGTGAATCGTCGTGTTCTCGATTTCGATGTGGCCGCCCGCAACCTCTGCCCTGACGAGGTCATTACCGCTCATCGCGTT